GAGCGCTTCCTTGCCATGGAAGAGGCCAGGAGTTAGAGTCTCCTAACCCGCACCAGTAATTTAATTTTGATAGTAGACGCTTCGGCGTCTTTTTGTTTTCTATAAAGCTCACCTTGTGGGTTTTTCGTTTATGCAAAAGAGGGATACGTACCACAAGGCGTATCCCTCTTTTGTTATTCCAATCGGGACAACTAAGGCTCTAGCTGTTCCGTAGGGCTAGCAAAACTCCTAATTAAAGTTGCGAACGTTAACAATCTGGTTTTGAAATAACAATGATAGACTTCCCTGTTATTCAACAAATCGGCTGAAGTATTAATTAAGTGCAGCGACAGATTAGTTAATAACTGAGAATATCAAATCATTAAACTGCTAGGTGCTGCTTTGGCGAGCATGTGTTATCTGAGGATCCTTTGCTGCAGTGTTAACCTGTGGAATATTTTAGAACTACGTGTTCGCCGACGCAGTACTTAGCGTAATTTAAAAGGAGAAAACTATGAAAAACAAAAACATCAACTGGAAACAGCTTTTTGAAAAGGCTAAATCAATTTTACTAATCATTCTTGTTACGGCGGGTGTGGCATTTTACGCCGGCATACAATACCAAACGAGTAAAACAGTAGAAATTGACAGCAAGATTAAGCAAGCAGTTTCCCAGTTAAAAAAGTAGCTCGGGAACCGGCAGCAACTCCCGAGAACAATCGAAATGCTGCAAAGCTAGCCAATGCCGTCGAACCAACCGTACCGCAACCAAAACTGGCTGCGATATCGGGCTGCGAATTGGTTCGACGAGAGCTAGCAAAGTATCCAGGATGGAATGTGCGCTTGATGATGGCGATTGCCAGAGCCGAAAATAGGAACTGTGATCCATTAAATCATAACCTTTCGGCGACGGAGAATCATCACGTGTGTATCGGCTCGTATGGTGTACTGCAAGTTGCTTGTGTACACTTCAGACCCGACGAAGATAGAAACGATACGGCAACCGTTGTAAAAGTTGCTTATCGAGTTTGGCAGAGTGGCGGATATAGCCCCTGGAGTATGTATCGAAACGGAAGATATAAGGAGTTTCTAAAGTGAATAATAACGAAAACAGTCTGCTAGATAGTTTTAAATTGAAGTACGAACAGCTAGAAAGCGAGGACTATCTAATTTCATGACAAATTTTAGGTTCATTGTTCGCTGGACCGACTCTGACAATAAAGAACATTCAAAGGTCTATAGCGACGAGGCTACTGCTAGAAAGGCTAAGAAATGGCTAATTGAGCAAGGTGTTTTATCGGTAGACATTGCAGTACGAATTAACGATAAAGACGTTGGTAATCTGAAAGAAGCTGAAAAACAATCTCAGAACCCCAGCGAACAGAAAGGATTTTGGTGGCAAGATTAAATGGCAGGAACAAAGTTAGGAGGATTGAAAGCCAGAGATACTAATCTCAAAAATAACCCCGACTTCTACAGAGAAATTGGTAAATTGGGGGGTCAGAAGTGTGTGATGAAAGGTTTTGCACTCAATCCGAAATTAGCTCGCCAGGCTGGTGCTAAAGGCGGCCGCATTAGTCGCCGAGGAATAAGTGAAGATGTACATAAAAGCAACTCATAAAAGGTTCGACATAAACGACGTGCGCTCTACTGCGTCTTGTCCTGAATGCCAGTCAAAGCACTTAATGCTTTCCCGGGGTAGCCTATCCTGCCGTAATTGCGGTGTAGAGATTGGCAGAATCGGGAAAACCAATAAGTACGGTGCTAAGCGTACTGAAATGAACGGTAAGATATACGATTCAAAATTTGAAGCACAAGTAGCCGCTGAGCTGGAGCTTGAAAAGAAGCTCGGTCAGATAAAGGACTACGACACGCAATATCGGATTGAAGGCTGGGTATACGATGAAAACGGTAATAAAGCATTCCCCTACCGACATAAAGTAGACTTCAGGATCCATAACTTAGATGGCTCATTTACTTTACGAGAAGCTAAGGGAGTGGAAACCGACGACTACAAGTGGCGGCGGAAGATACTAGAGAATGTTTGGCTTCCTGCCCACCCTGATTATACGTACGAGGTAGTATTCCAAAAACGTAACAAACGAAGTTTTAAGACTTCGAGACAATCTTAGGAGGTGAATAATGAAACTAATCGTAACAGTTGATCATAAAAGTAGTGAGATATCAGGATATATTACTTCAGACGCTAAAAAAGAGAATATTGTGGCAGAAGTCTGGAAAGGCATCCAAAAACAACTAGAAGAAAAAGGTTATAAGATAGTCAATCTTTCTGTAGAGGAATATAAGGATATATAAGACGAGGATCTATGAATATAGCAAAAGAGCTAAACGACGTTATACAAAAAGTACTTGGCGGAACTAGAACTCCAGAACTATTACAATCCATAACAGATATTAATATAAAAGTTGCTGAGCTAGAAGGTAAAGTAAAAGGTATGCACGATGGACTTCTCTATGCCAGCACCGATAAAGCGCCAGCAGAGAAAACCGAACGACCGCATGTTGTAGATGTTTACCATTGTGTTTATAGAGATGTAGATAGACGAGAATTTACACAATATACCATAAAATTCTCAGACGGCTCTGGTTGTTATTTTAGGAAACCTAAAATGGAGATATGTAATGAAACGCTATAAACTACTTAAAGATTTACCAAACCTTAAAAAAGGCACTATATTGTCGGAAGGCGAGCCGATTTTTGGCGTAAGGACACTGATAACTAAAAATAACGGTGTAGGTCCTACTTTCATTGATAATGAATTTTTTGAAGAGTTCTTTAAGGAAATCCAAGAAGAGCCGACAGGTAGTATTCACTGGAAGCCTGAGTATGGCGAAGAATATTGGATTGTCAACAGCTATGGGGTAATTGTAAAGAGAATTTGGTCTGATAGCATCGAAGATCTCAATATGTATAAGCTGGGCATTGTCCATCCTACTGAAGAAGAGTGCGAAAAAGCCCATAATCGTAAACTAGCCGAAGTGAGACTACGCCGAACATCAACATTTGAGCCAAATTTTGAGAACAGAAACGGCGGGTGGATTGTTGTCTATGAATATGCGCATTATAAGCTACTTGCAAGAAGTATTCGAATTGAAGACGCTGGTGAGCCTGTTCGTTATGCTACCAGAGAAGATGCTGAAAAATCTATCGAAGAAAATGAGCAAGATTGGAAAATTTATTTTGGAATTGAGGAGAAGAAATGAAAGAATTTAGTATTCCAGTAAAGATAACTTTAGATTGTTGTTTATCAGTGAAAGCCAATAATAGAGATGAGGCTTATGAAAATGCCGATGATATCATGTATTGGGCATATCAGAATGGTGCGCCAGAGCAACATAAAGATTTATCTATCTTAGATTGCGACATCTCGGTTGATGGTGAGGCTATAGATTTAGATGAGTATAGAGACCCGTCTGATATAGATTCGTAAATATGTACTCTATAGGTGACCTGAGTAAGTCATTAAACTGCTCAATCGGGTACAAATCGTACCCTGTTAAAACCATTTTCGACAAGTGACGAAATTGGTTTAGAACATTAATAATTCAAGTGCAGACTGCTGGCGATAAGGCGGTTCTTTTCATGGTTATGCCAAACCAGAAACCGTTGCAACGGCGCCGCAAGAGCGCAAAGAGGGAAAACCTGAGTATACGTATCGTGTCTTTGAAAAATGCTCTGTCGCTAGCATCCTGTACTTGAACGAACATTAAAAACTCAACCGTATAACTGGACAGATGATATGCACAACCTTTACTCTGGCGCGCCATACCCACTCGGCGCAAGAACTAATGTGAAACGTTGTGAGTCGGTTTTTTATGTTTTTGACGCAGTGCAACGTGTATCGTCTGTTCAACTGGTAGCACCAACGCACCTTTAATTTTCAGGGAAATATTGTATACCTATTTCTAGCTATTCTAAACAACTATTATTTGGTGCTATCAACTGGCTATATAAGTGGCGGAATAGGTAGACGCTTGTATCCCTCTGGAAACCAGGGTGTGGCGGGAAGACGGCTCACGAGCCCACTAACCATGCGATAAGGGTCGTCATGTGATGTGGCTTTCCGAAACTTAATTCCCTCACATTCGAGGAAATTAAAACTCGGCAAATCATCACCTTGTATAGCCAACCAGTTATGCGGTTGAAAAAAATAATAATATAAGGAGATAAAATGTCTAAAATAAGAACTTTTTGGGAATATGTCTTAGTAACATTAATGTTTGCAGTGCCTATTTACTTACTGTTTTCAATACGGATTCAGCTTTCTGATAATGTAGTTTCTGGAATTGTTTATAACAACCAAAACAATAGCATATTCGGCGGTAAAACACTTTTCAGCATTCGTGCATCAGAAAATACTGTAGTAACAAAAGAAAACGTCAGTAATTTCTGTCTACCGCCAAATTCGCCATATATCAAATTAGTAAATGAAGCCGCGAGAGACAAGAATATTAAGGTGGTTGTTACGAGCAGTAAGGTGTTTATGTTAATGTCGTCCCCTTGGCAGTGTGTTGATAATGTCAAGGTTGAGCGGTTGAAGTAAACTACACGAAATCGTGTAAATAAGAAGGGAGATAATAATGAAAGTGATTAACTCTGGAGAGGGATATTTAGAATTTGATAATGGGCTTATACTTGAGAGTTTCTATAGTCAGGATTGTTGCGAACATAACTATCTTGATTTTGAGGAGGGTTTGCCTGTTGGGACAGAATTGCCCACTATGAATGCCGTGGAATTTCAGAAAGCTATAAAAATTAAAGAAGATGGCTTTAGCGTTAAAGATATACATGGCGTACCAAAATGGATACAGGCACGTAGTGAGCAGAATGGCTATTATTCATCTGGTATAAATTTAAGTATTAGAGATGATACTCAGGAAATTATACCGAAAAAACCAAACCAAAAATCGTACGAAAACTTGTTTGAGGGTACGGTTATAGATTATTAACCTGTATAGCGTTTTACTTCAGAAACACGTTATACGGGTAAACTACGGATAAAATACGCGTACTTTACGTATATTTAACACAGGGAGAACTTATTCATGAAAGTAAATAACAACAGCAACGGCATCGGTTTTGTCGGTGCGCTAACTATCGCATTTGTCGTACTTAAACTAATGAAGATTATTGATTGGTCGTGGTGGTGGGTGTTATCACCATTATGGATATCTACGCTTGTGGTGATAGTCGTAATTGCCGTAGTTTTCTTGGTTGTTTGGCTGATGGAAGCTAAAAGAGGATAAATTGTCGAATTCTAATAAACTACACTATTTTGTGTAAATAAGGGAAGGCTAACTATGAACGAATATAAAACAATGATGTACGAAGAAACACTTGAAGAATTAGAATTTGCAATGAAGCACAGTATTGATTTTACTAAGCGTAATCTTGGTAGGCTGTTGTCTAAGGACGATGTTGAGAGAATAGCTAGACGATTGGGCATTGTAGCTAAATATAAAGCATGGATTATAGAGGATGATAGGGCATATTGTGTATTAAGTTTTAACGATACAAAGGGTGAACAGCTTTACGGTAGGTATTTTGGCGAAGATGTTATTAACCAATATGATAGTTATGTAATCGATGGCACAATCTGCGAGGAGGCAGATATCAACTAAACCACTAATTTTGTGGACATTAGAAAGGAGATGTCAATGATTTACGAAGTAGAAATTAGACAAACTGCTGTGGGCAGGGTTTTTATTAAAGCCAACAGTGAGAAAGAGGCAGAGGAAGCTGCTAATCGATATATAAAAGACGAATATAACCTTAGCTCAATATATTTTGACGAGATTTGGAATAATGAGGTCTGGGACGTGTCAGAGACGGATGTTGTTGATCTTATTTTAAATGATGAAGAAATTATCAAAGCGGAGGATGTGCTATGAAATACACAACTCGTACCGATAAATCATGCTATTGCCATACATGCGATAAGGACTTTCATTACCTTGGTATCAATCGTCATGTAGCAATGCATCGAGATAAATGACAGCGCTGTAAAGTTACCTATACGTATGGCGACACGTACACATACCCTTTTGACGAGCTGAAAAAGAGAAATAATCAACCAACGATCAATAAAAATAACAGGGGTGAAGGCAATGAAAAGTAGCAATAAATCAACCAGCGGTCAACAAAAGCTGGCTACCAAAGATGCTGTTATTGCTTTCCTAGTCCTATCAGCATTTGCCCTACTACTCGGCTTAAGTTCAAGTACCAGTGAATACGATGTTGATAAGCAATCTGAGCTGTCTGCCCACTGTAGGTCTCTTGGTGGACAAATAGGCAATGGTAAATGTTTTAAGGACGGGAAGGAAATATGAATAGTAAAAGCTACAGCAATGGAATGTAGAAAAGGAGACGTCAATGAAAGATAAAGATCACTATATAACAACTATTAATAATAGACTTGATAAGTGCCACGAACTACTAAAAATACAAGCCAGTGTCCTTACTGACGAATATATGAAAGGTATGTATAACGGTATGGAATTCATATTGGCTGTAATTGAGGATAGAAAACCAGTTTATGCTAGTAAAGTTTTGAGAAGTAACAGTGGTAAGGGTAATGAAAAGTAGTAATAAATCAACCAACGAGCTACGAGTATTCAGGGATTTAATAATGACAGCGTTGATTTTTATCGCTGTATTAGCAGCTCTTGTGCTCATATTCAGTAGTATTGGGCAAAATGCAAAAGACCTAGAAGCTCGCTGTAAATCGCTTGGCGGCGTGGCTGGTCAATCTAAGTGCTTTAAGGACGGGAAGGAAATCTAAAATGCCAAGAATTGATTACGAACCACCTAAAGCTTGTAGGCTCAAATACATAATAGCTAGCGCCACAAATATGCCTGACTTACACGACAAAGTGAACGAACTTTTGTCAGAGGGGTGGACACTGCAAGGGGGTATCGCAGAATTTAGAGAATATATTTGTCAAGCGATGGTCAGAGAGGAGGAAATCTAATGCGTGAAATAAAATTCAGAGCTTGGGGTAACCGCCAAAATAAATATCTTAACCCTGATGACGTTTCTATTAGTGCCGACGGCTTCATAACAATATCTAATGTGGACGGTAAGCATAGCAGAGCAGTACAACCGCCGGGCGATTTATCGCCATGGTTCATTATCGAGCAGTACACTAACTTAAAGGACAAAAACGGTACAGAGATTTATGAGGGCGACATTGTCTCCTTACGGCTATGGGGTAGCAACGGGTATGAATATGAAAATGGTATTGTGCGGTATTATCCACCCTCTGCTGCCTTTAAGTGGTTCAGTTTAGAAGATGATGAGAATGATTGTAACAATTATTGGTTACAACACGCTGATAGTGACGGGCGTGAGGTTGTTGGCAATATCCACGAAAACCCTGAACTATTGGAGGAGAAATGAAATTTATTTGGATTGGCCGCCGACCACTTGAGAACGACATTCAGATGGATATTTTTATTTTTGACAGTATGCTTGTTGAAGCAGTGCCAATTGATAGAATGTGCGGACATTTGCTTAATAAAGACTGTAAAAAACTAAACGAATTACTAGATAAATACTCTGACGCTCAGCCGTTTGATAGAATCCTCTGTTATAAAGACACCGGAGGGTTGACTGAGCGCTTTATCAAAGAAATTAGAGATACATTGTGAAAGGAGTTGAAGATAATGGATAAATATCTTACGAATGTTAGAAAAGAAATAAACTTCAGCTATAAGGGATACGATGTATCAATGACTATCACTATTGACGGAGGATCGTGTAAGGTGTTTAAGGACGGCAAATTGCAGCATGGAGGTGGTATATTCCCCTGTTTCGTTCCGCCGCAAAATCTCTTAGAGGCTACAGAGCGAGGTGTATATGCAGCATTAAACGCTATGAACATTGTAGAAAATATTATTAAACATAATGAGAGTAAAGATGAATATAGTTAGTTTTATACGTCAAAAAAGAATCAAGTGGCTGAAGTGGCGAATTAAACGAAATGGAGTTTGGCTTGATTGTGCAAGAGATGCTTACAGCCGTGCCTGTGCCAAGGGAATCCGGAGCTACCACAGGGCTCAGCCGTTTGTGCAGCAAGTACTCCACTACGAGAATAAAATATTGTTATGTAGCGCAAAAATCGTTTACCTAACGGAAAAAATGAGCAAGAGAAATGGCGAAGAATGAATCAAAACCATCCATCCAGTGTGACAAGTGTCGTAAATGGATAGAATACAACTACTCCTCTGGCTACAGTCACCACTGCAGTGGACGCACAGAAGAGATCCGTAGAGCTATGCATAAAATGTTTTACTCTGTAAACTCTTTTCGAAATCGTGATGCTCGTTTTTTCGGAATGCATGATCTTGCTAACGATTTAGACTCTGCGAGCGTAGTGTACGATCCAGAAGTCGATAAAATACTAAGAAAGGATATTGAAATGAAGAAAACTATAACAGACCTCCCTGCGCCAGAAGAGGTCACCCAAATCACTGCAACCTTAGATTTAGCGAGCAAACTAGATAACGCTGTGATTGCTAAATTAAGCAGCTCCAAAAGCAAAAGCTCTACACCAAAAATTGGCGAACTGTGCGGCATGGATTTACTACTTGATCTGTCTAATGCACCAGAGGAAGCGAAGTATGAGCTGTATTTTAAGGCGCGGACTACGCTTGAGGATATTATGAAACAGGAAGTAAAAGAAAACCGCCCTTGAGGCGGTTTTTTAACTGTTCGGTATTTCCGAACAGTTCAGCTCTTTGCCACTGGCGGTGTCTTGCCCCGTGGCTCGGTCAACAATTTGCCGGTTTTCGGGTCATGCCAGCGACTTAAACCTGGCACGCTGTGTGTGTCAACTAGGCATTGTAGGCAATCATTGTATGTCGAGCCTGGCGACATTTCTGGCATAGCCTTACCTACATGTAGCGTAACGCAACCGCAAGCCTTGCACTCACGAAAGTATAGGCTTGATTTGGTGATGGTTATTTTCTGTAAGTTCATGGGTTACCTTGTATATCTCCTTTTAATGAACTATAAATAGCACCAATAATAGGCATTAGGCGGCTTATACCAGCTGCTATTATAGCGGCGGTTGTAGAGAACACTGCACTTCCTGTAAGCGCGTCCAGGCTTGCCATAAAGTCCCTAAATGCGGAGACGCCATACAAAGCTGTAAATGTTGTCATAGTGCCTAAGAGCCCCTGTAGAAACGTTCTCATAGCCCTTCCGTTTTTGGTCTCTACACTAAATAGTGATTTTATTTTTTCCATATTTTCTCCTTATTTTTTAAACTTAAAAATACTCATTAGAAAATCGATAATCTTCTCTAATAGACTTTTATTCTTGGCGATATCTTGGCTTAATTTACTAATAGACCTCATTACATCTTCATTGGTTGGTTGTGGTGCCAGTGGTTGCTCCTGTGGCTTTTCTTTGGGCTGAAGTGTCTGCTGTATCTCTGGTGTCTTTGGAGCTGGTTGTGGCTGAGGGCGTTTTTCTGGTCGAGGCGTACCGAAATCATTAGGCGCTAACTCTCTAGTACGTTCTGCAAGCACCCAGATGGACTCATCACCCATTTTAACCAGTACGTAATTGTGTCCGCCGTCATTTTCTCCACCTACAACGTCCATTCCACCAACTAATCGGAAGTAATCGCCTGTATTAATATCTCCATCCATTAAGTAGCCATCTCTATCTACTTTAGTTGCCACTGCTACTGGAATACCATTATCTTCCCAATCAAAGGCGTGTGTAAGGCGATTACAGCGGATTTGACGAATATCAAATACAGTAGCAACCTCATCAGCATAATACACCTCTGGTAATGCTACACGACGTTGTGGGGTTAAAATTGGCTTGCCTACATATCGATAGAATGTATATGGAGGTTGCCCTGACACGTTCCATAGCCAGTCATGGTTATCTTCAACGATACCCGCTTGATATCGACAATTAAGAATATTATCTGGTGAACTAAAAATTCCCGTATGTCCAAGAGCTCCACCAGAATTACCACGAATACCCCAAATAAATATATCGCCTCGCTGACATTGTGCGTCGCCATTAGCGTCAATTGGCACTTTCACCCAGCCGTTCTTTTCTAATGCATCAAATAGTGTGTCAGTGTTACCGATCCAGTAGCTCGCCGGTAATAAGCCCACCTCCTTGAGGGCGTGATACACCGAGCTTGAGCAATCATAGCTGTTTGGGCCATTGCGATTGGCCATTGAATAACTTACTCTACCCTTTCGTGCATAGAACCATGCTAGTGCTTTTTCTATCATTTTGTTACCTCCTTTACTTCCTTTATGACTTCACGGGTTTCTGGTTTAACTTGTTGAATTGAATTGATAAATTGAGTAAGTATGAAAAAACCAATCGTACCGATTAAAACAGTTAATCCTGTATATTTGACTATTAAGCCAATAATTTTCTTCTCACCAATAATAATTGCTTTGATAAACACATTACCATCTAGCTTCTCGTTTCGCTCATTGATTTTGACAATAGACTGCTCCAGGTTAGACAGTTTTCCATCTACATAATTCTTGCGTTCAAGATATTCATCTCTGTTCACTAGACTATCTAATTTACCTAATATCTGCGCTAATGAAGGCTCAACTACTTTTTCATTGAATACTTCCAGTCGTGCTAAGCGCTCATTTTGTTCGTTGTCTGATTTTTGCATATAAAAAACGGAAGCCTTTCGTGATTACGCGTGCTTCCGTTTTTTTGAGATCACACTTTGTTTAACTTATGGTTATATTTTACCACTTATACGATAGACAGACAAGGTTGATATATTTAACCCAAGTACCTTTACGGCTAAGGTTCCTAAAACAGGCATATATCGTGTAGTTATAAATTAAACTAAACCTATGAATCTCATGCTAAACTCACTAACAGTGGAACCGCCACCATAGTCGCGTTCGTCGCTACAAAAGGCACGTATATCAATAACATCATTCTTTTTTAAGAGCAAGTCGACAGACAAACTTGGTCGTGGCAAGTGTCGGTCGTTATCAGTACCTCTAGTGCGGGTAGATTCTTTGATTAACTTATCATTCTTAAAAATACCCATAAAAGCAGTATAATTAGAAAATAAGCCAGTCGAGGCTATGCCTACACGTGCGTCAATATGATAAATACCATTCTTAGGTATTGTTGCTGTGAATGAGTTAGGGTCATACATATTGCCTATATTATAATCTACTGTATCATACCTTACTTTATTCCATTTAGGATTGTTGTCGCTAGTTTTTTCTAAGGCTATCCATTTAGATGTCGTTGCCGAAAACATCGGTAGCGACGCGAAATCAACCTTGTCTGGAGTGATAGCTTTATCCTTTATGTTCTTAGTCTCAACTATACCCTCTTTTAATTTTCCGTCTGTATCAAGGGATTCTAGTAGAGCTTGCGCCAGACGATCAGCCCACGAAGCAGAGGCACATGGTTGGACTATGTCACCGACATTACTACCATCATCTTCAGGACCTGCTAATAGCTTCAGGTTTATAATACTGCTATTTGCTTTGTTAGCCACTCCTGTCCAATCGCGAACAGTCCCCTCAATTACGTTGCCAGCAGAGTCGGCTCTATAGGTTATGAAGTTCATTGCCGTTTCTGTACTCCAGCCGCTTAAGCCGTCAGTCATCAATGTGTCGGATCCTGTCGCGCGCGGGCTTATCACGTGCGCTACATTTGGATAAGAGCCGTCCATTACTCGTGTAATTTTATCTTCAATACTTGCCATAATTTCCTCCTTTAGCTTAGATCTTTCGTACCAATATTGACGTACTCAAATACCACCCTTGACATCGCATAGCTTACTCCAGATTCGGATGATGACCACCCATACTGTACCCACTGAGCATCCTCATCAATTTCCAACTCTATATCTTCGCTTGCTGAATTAAATATATCTGGAACATTCTTTATTCCGCTCCACTGCACGCCTGGTGTGCTCCAATACACTCCCGGCTCACTCCAACCAGTGCGACTTGACGATGCGCCAAAATATCGTGTTTCAGAAAAGTTCTGAAGCCCATCTTCAGTTTTAACGGTAGCATTTAACGTTATTCTTCCTTGTGGGCGCAGCAGGGTAAATACAGCTCTTAATACTCGTGCCCAATCGCGACCGGTTTCTTCGAATCGGAGTTGTCCGCTTTGCGCGCTCGTGTTGAATAATCTTCCGTCATCTACCGTTTTGACACTCTTTGATAGTTCAACGATCTTATCTCCTTGAACAATGAGAAAATGAGTTATACCAGAATTATCGTTATACAGCGTCATCCAGTCAGCGCGAATATTCCACGGCTTCATCCATGCACCCTTGCGCTCAGCATCATAAACCCAAATTTGATTATTATAGTTAGCTGCGACTGGTAATGCCCAGTACACACGCCCTTCAAATGCTAATCCAACAGCTTTCTTAATAACTTTAGTATTCAGAGTACTAATCGCATCTTGAATAGTGTTAGTTATTCTCTTGGTGGATAATACGTTTTGTAATTGAGGCAGCGTACCAGTAGTCTTAAATCCATCGCGGCTTGGATATAGTAAATCGTTGTTGTAGATGACTACCGCGTCAGGACTGTCAGTGCCATCAGCTCCAGTATCTTCTTGGACCTGCCAAACAGTGATTGTATCTTCTCCATAAGTGATGTTTGTCGGTGCGATATAGAACCGCTTTCCTGTGCCGTTTGTGCCGCTGCTAAGCACGGTAACCTTTGGGTCGCCTTTTCCGTCGCGGTACGGTCTCACTGCAAACGGCACTTCCTTGGTACCATGGCCAACTGCGGTATATCCACCGCCGTAGCCTGGTGAAAAGTCTAGTTCATGTCCGTAGTCTCCACCACGCCAAACGTAGAATGGGTTTTCTTTATCGCCCGTCATCCAAATGCGACCGTTTATCACGTCAGCGCGAGTTGTTTTTGGACCGGCTGTGTTATTGTCTTTTGGTAGCGGCACTGATACGTCTAGGCTTCTTGAGCCATTGTCTACAAGTGTCGTCTGATCCATTGGTAAGGCACTTGCTAATCGATATAGAGTTGGATCGCCGCCGCCGTCCACACCGACGCCGCAGTAAAGATTCCATGATTTAGCCTCCTTGCTATCTGGACGTTTAATAGTCAAGCTTTGCTTCTCGGCATTCCACATATCGCGGTCAGTTGATACCGCTTGAGATAATAATGGAGATCCTGCTGTCTCACCAACGGTAGAGTTAAAAGTAACTGCATAGAAAACCTTAAATCCATTACCTGTAAGCCCAGTATTTTTGTCTAATATCGGTACTGCTGGATCTGCTATCTTCTGGAAGGCTACGATTTTCATAGTTGGGATATCTAGGTAGCTCAGTGTATCCTCACCGTTCATAATCAGCAGATTGTTACGTATTTGCTTAAAATGTCCCCGCGCTGATTCGTGGTATTCTTTTCCTTCGATCACCTGCCAGGCGATATCTTCGCCTTTGGCGACGCATAATTTAGTCTTGTTTTTGATTCGTTGTAAGCAAGCTAGCCAGTTGACCGAGCCGCTACTTGTCGTGCTACGGAATTCAGTTAGTTCCCCCAATATTTTGCCTAGAGGCTGAGGACCGTACTTTGCTGTACCGCAGCGAACAGTAATAACAGAGTCTTGGTCAAGGATTAGGTTCTCTGACGACCTTAGCCCTCTTAAAGGCGACCGTCCATCGTCAAAAGCTGTCACCACTCCATTTTGCCAATCCTGCACCGCCAATCGCTGTATCTTTGGCGACTTCATATTTTTGGCAGGCTTCAGCATATATCAGACACTCCTGGGATCATATGTAGTGGTCGATAACTTGCTTGAGCACCATTGTTTTCAATCATCTTCTGCATCAGCTGATTTGCCTCTTCAATTAGGTTGCCGTATTGATTTTGTAGAAGAATATCGTTGCGGGCGTATTCTGCAGCACACATAACAACTAGCCACATCGGATTATCTACGGGAACTGTACTGGATGCTCCTGTGAGCATAGATGCGCGTAAATACACTGGCATTTCGATTTTTCCGCCAAGCATTGGGTCGTCGTCGGTAATCGGGTCGATAAGTAGTAACTTATTGCCGGCTATAGTGCAGTAGTTGCTGCCCTTATACATTCCTAATTGTTCTGGTGGGACCGTGGCGTATTCTCGCACCTGATTATCTTTCCTAATCTTAATGGTGTCGCCTGGTATATCGCTTATTTTAAGCACTTCGTCTGTATCGATGTCGTATGACTGTTTAGTGGATAATATACCGATGGAATATGACGGATCGTAAAGTGATTGCCAGTCCACATTTGGTTCACTCTCCCATTGCTGTATGTATAAATTAGCAATACCCAATATCTTCTGATATTTCTTGTCGGTCTCAGGTAGATTTCTTACTTTGCCAGTGGCTTTCAGCATGACTGCTGATATAAGTTGTTTAGTATTCATAGCGTCGTCTTCCTAAATTAAAAACACGGAGCCGGCTTATTATTGCCAGACGCTCCGTGTTTTTTCGGTGACGCTGTTTTCTTGTTTACTATTATAGCATAATCGTTGCAACTATGCTTTTTTGACGCGTATCCTCGGACTCTTCCACTGTTTCAGTGCGGCATTTACTTGTTTTTGGGTATTCATCTTACTAATGAGATTTTGACCGATTTGGTTGATATTCATACCCTGCACAGATGTTTGATTTGCTTTTGTAGCAGACGATGAGATATTTACTGCGGCTTTTATTCCTATAGAAGCAACGCCAGAGTTAGCGGACCGGCCACCATGACCACCTCGACTACGACCCGAGCCGCTCCAACTACTGCCACCAGACGCCTCTTTAGTAATTCTATTGCCATCAACATCAAACTGAGCAGCGTTGAGAGCTTTTGCTTCCCATTTAGTAATATACCCCTCGGCACGCAGCTTATTGATGATGCCGTTTTTGGCAAACATCTGCCCGGTAATACTCTTACGTCTTCCGTTAGTTAGTGCCTGCATCAGCTCCTCGTGGGACGATTCTTGCGCTTTCTGACGCCAGTAATTGTCCATTAGGCTCACTTCCTTATGAGTAGTCATTGCACCATACTCGATTTGCTCCTTGGTATAACCAGACTCCCGATAGTAGCGTTCTCGTACCCAATCTGGCAAGTCCTTATGTTTGCCCATGAGTATATCTACGGCACTCTTGGCCTTATTAACCTTCTTCTCACCGTTTTCCAGTTTATTAAGGATATCGTTAGATGAACTGAATTCTTTCTTTATGGTCGATGCACCATCAATGTTGTAGGCCTTCATCCAGTTACTATAGGCTTCGTCGCTAACACTTTGACCCTCTGCTAGAGACTTATAGTAGCTTCTCTGTACATTACCGTTCTTATTAACCAATAAGCCGTCCTGGATCTTGTATGTACCTTTTTTCAGCCCACGTTCAAAGTCTTTTATGGTTTTGCCTGTATCATCGCCAGCAGCTGTTGATGTGGAGGCTGATTTTTCGTCTGGGCGCAATGCATTTTTGCCGAACAGTAAAGCCTTGGCTTGATTCCATGCATTTCCAGAGTCTACTTCAAAGTTCGTATGCTCCTTGCCATTCTTGTCAGTATAGACATCTCCACCATCCTGTAGGACCTTTATGCCACTCATGGTTTTCTTTATTTGATTGCCTACTGGGATTAACCCTTGCAAGTTTTTCTGAGTATTCTCGCTATCACCTTGTGTGGCATAGAATCCAGCACCTAGTATATTAGCAGCAGTCTGCGCCACACCAGTAGCACCATCGAAACGACCCAAATCACTTGACTTGCCAAACATCTTCTCTCGCTCAGATTTAGGAATTAAGTTAAGCGCTGCAGATGTAACTGGATTCATCTTTGACATTTCCGATCCAATTCGAGCTATTTTCTGCCCTAATTTGTCATCTTCACCATCATCATCCGCATCATTGCTCAGCACGTCCTTAATAGCATCATACATATTAGCCAATGGTTCATTACCGGTTACTAGCTTCATCAACATATTCATCCCGTATGCAACTGCAAATGCTTCTGCGGCTCGTGTTGCCGTACCGCCTGCATCTTTAAATTGTAGTTGTCGTATTTCAGAGCCAAACCTCTTCACGTTTGCAATATTATTTTTCCAGCTCTCGTTAGTTTCATAGGTGAATTGCAAGAACATTTTGCCCAAAGTTGATTTATATACTTGCGGCATAGCACCAACGCCACGTCCACCAACAGCACGTTCAGTTGCCTGATCGGCTGCTTTTATCAGCTGGTATCCTGTTAGCCCTTTTCTCTGAGCGCTATAGTAGTTAGCAGCCCAGTTTAGCTGTATGAATTTCTTTTCTACTAGATTCATACCCGAGACTACACTAATTTTGTCTGTAGCCTTTTGATACCTGGACCTAGTAAACTTACCGTCCGTATCTGTATAGCGTTCGCGCAGGAACGGAGACTTACGCATCGCTTCTTTAGTATCTTTCTGGAATGCCATTAAGAACGCACGACCAGTGTTGCGCAGTCCATTATCTCGGACCGTTTCTGGTAAGTTTAATGTTTGTGCTAAAGTCGACGATAAATTACCTAGGATCTTATTAGCACCATTGACACTCTCTAATCGCTGAATAGACTGGACCCACTTATTGGTTTGGTCAATGTACGGACGATCTAATGAGCTACTTTTCCCTGCCATTTCATTGACAAAGTTCTGTACGGCAATAGTAGCCTTGCTGGATATTTTGTCACCTTTAGCTAGATTACTATCTGGATCAATGTTAGTGCCGCTCTTTTTAGCCATATCAATTGCACGCATCGATGACTCTATTTGCCTACCGCGAGCAATAACTGGCTCCATATGAGTGTTGTACAACATAACATCTGCATAATATTCAAAAGCCTTGCGCGGATCTTTCTCATAGCTCATCATACCGCCAAATCGACGCTTCTCATTAGCATTGAACTTATGGGTTGGCTTAAAGTCGGCAGATAAACCAGCAATTGAGGCTGGTATTTCACCACGAGCTTGCCCTTCCATATCACCTCTCACGCCTGTCGGCACGGCGGCTAATAGTTTATCTACTGCTCTACCTAGAATATTACTTCGCTTTTGAATGTGTGGCATGTAGTTCTTGAGATATGGAATCTCTTCCTTGCCATACATACGCCTAACTGAGTTAAGGTTAGATATCATAGCATCATAGTTGTTGCGCATAAATGTATCATATTCTCTGACGCGCTTAGCTGCTTGTGGACCGTACTTCTTAGAAAATGCTGCATTCATGTTCTCATCAGCACTACCTACAGGGAACTTGCCCTCTGTGTACGCACCAATATCCTCCCAAAACTTTTTACTACTTACAAAGCGAGGACGTGCTTTATCGATATGCTTAGCTAGTGCGGCATGTTTACCTAGCAGGCTCTCGATTTCATCAGCATAGTTAGCGTATGCCTCGGTCTTTTGATAGTACAAATCTTTAAGCAGTCTTTGACCTACCTTATCCTGAATATTCTTCTCAACAAGGCGATTAAAGGTGTCTGTAATACCACCCTTGCTTTTATCTAAACTGTTTGTCAGGTGATCAGCTTCTATTACGTCGAACTTGCCGTTGGTTTGATGAACCACTCCAAAAGGCGTTACCTGAATGTAGTTACCTTCAATTGCACCTGTTTTTGGGTTACGTACAAAACCACCGTCAATTGAATGTTCGCCAACCAGAGGGACGACCGCAACCCCGCCAGCACTGTCAGGATTCTTGTAGGCCATAAATTCCTGGACCTCACCGTCTTGTTTAGCAGCCTTTAAGGCTTCCTGAATTATTTGATCTCTATTAACCTTGTCTATCTTTTTGGTCTGACTTTTCCATATGTAAGCAGCTCGTGAGGTTGGCATCCAGTCGCCATATTCCCCATCATCACCAACATAGCGGCGTTCAAAGCTTACAAAATGTTTTTTACCGTCTCTAGTACGTTTGGTGTGTTGGCGATATTCATACATACCATCTCTAAACGCTCTATTCCAAGTGTCATTTATACCAGGCTTGGTCTGTTCATACAAGTTTCCCTTAGTTAGTAGGTGCTCTTCCTCCATTGGTACGTTCTTGAACCCTTGTGCTTGGTTTTGTTTTAATGGTTGAGATTCAACAGTTTCATGCAGGCTTCTTCTGTCGGCTTGTGTTAAAGGATGTTGTGCACTAGGGGGTTTAGAGTCTGTAGAAGTTTCCTGTATTTTATGTGTAATAGAGTTTGGATCATTAGTATTCTCTGGTGTAACATTAATACCCAAGTTTCCATTTTCATCTTGAGAGTATTCAAAGGATACTGAATTAGTACCCCAAACATCTTGAACAGATGGACGAGGTTTATCATAGAAGGAGTCGTCTTCTTCTAATTTATAACGGTTAGCGTTATTGACATTTTGAGAAGTGTTTGGTATAGTAGAGCTGTTAACATCCCCTCCACTTAAGAGGTTTATCCTCTGAGGGGATGTTTCTTTTATAGACGATATATCGTATAGGGTTTTATTACCGTTGTTCCAGTTCTCTATGTTAACCCTCACTGTAAATTGTCTATCACCAATCTTTACAGCAACATCACCGTATGTATACGAAGCAACGTTGGGTTTTTTTGCCTTCTTCAAATTAGGCGCGTGTTTAATACGTGTCATTGAACTCATCAATTCATCAATTTGATGCGCAGCGGTTGCCTTAGTCCTGTAATCCTCATGGCTCATAGTAGACTGCTGATGAGATATTTCATTCTTACTTCGAGCTGTAACTTTTGCTACATCTCCAGTATCGCCAATTGGATAGGTATTGCCTTGAAATCTCTCCTTGATAACTTCACGCACCTTACGAGGAATATTTCTTGCAGGTATTCCTTTGAGTGGATTCCCCTCAATTTCTACTAGCTTTCCATTTGGCGTTTCATGGATTTTATAAGCTGCCCCGCTCTCCAGTTGGTCAGCATTCCCTACTAACTGTTCGGAATTCCCGAACCGTTTATCCGCAAACTTCCCCGTCTCAAGTTGGGCGTAGAACTGCTTGATTTTATCAGCTTGACCAAAGAAATCTTTCAGCCCTTCAATAATCCTGTCAAACCAAGCTCGGATGGTAGGAGATAAGCCAACTTTATTAGCATAATAGTTAGCTTGCCCTTTTTGGTATCGGTCAAGATAGGTATTAAACTCATCAGCTAGTTTTTCTTCTAGTGCCAGGTCAACATCTTGTCTTTGGTTTATATCTAAGTTCCTGCCATTAACAGCATATTTGCCGTAGCCCTTCTGATTGTATTCAGTCAATACATTCTCTATGCCGTATCTATTCGCTACGTCTTTAAGTAGCTCGGGTTGGAGCTGGGCGTATTTATGAATAGTTTTATGCACCACTTCATGATTTAGGACATGATCAGCTAGCTTACCGATGTGTACTTCGTCAGTTTTTGGATCGTAATATCCCTCAATATTACCCATATCCTGAATTGCTTCGGCAAAGGCGTCGAAGGCGATTTTGTTGTCACCAGTCAACTGGAAGTGGCGGGCTTTGAGTTTATCAATAGAGTTTTTAACCTCATCAGCTTTTTTAGCTAGCTTGTACCGCATATCTGAGTTGTCTGTTGGATTGAGATTATTGGTGTATTTGGTCTGGTTTGGACTAAAGGTGATCGCCATATCGTCCATAATCACACCATCTTTACCAGTGGTGTCTTTAATATCTTGAGCATATTTTTTCCATTGCCCATTGTCAGTAATATCCCACAATAAATCCATATCGTTATCGTACATATCATAATCTTCACGATATGCTGGCTCTCCATAGTTTATCCTTCTATGCAAGGCATCATACTGATCAAAGGAGATTGTCTTTTGTTTATTGCTAATTGGAGATGTAATATTTGCATACATCTCTTTTACGTTCTTACCGTAATTCTTGGCTGCGTCCCTATTAAACGCTAAATAGTTACCCTCACCCCACTTATTAGATGAGGTATTACTTGGATTGAATGCATCAAACTCCGCATTTGTGCCATGGTATACGGTCTTAAGATTGCCATTTTCGTCTCGGATTTTAGAATCCTTAAAGAATGCCTCCTGTTCTGGGCTTAACTTATACTTTGTATCTGAGTTAACGGCGGTATCAACAAAATCCCTAAAGGCCTCATGCACACGATCAGCTACGTCAGCAAATGTCCTAATCTCTGGATCAGATAGCGTAATATTCAAGTCTCCACTTCCGCTCGAGTATGCTTTATAGTGGTTAGCTATCCGGACCGTAAAATCATTATCGTTTGCGTCATCATAAAACGTAATGTAATTAGCCTCAGATGAGCGTGATGTACTATGCTCGACCCTTATGTCATCGTTAAGTCCTGCAAGCTTCAATGCTTCATTCAAATCATCTGCAATTTTTTCTGATGCTATATCTATCAGCTGGTCAGTCTCAATGTCCGCATCCGTTGGTCTTTCATTGAATTCTCGATAATCGTCAAGGTTAATATCCTCACCACGGTAGACAGGACTTGGAGCACCTTGTGCTTTTTGCTCAAACTCTTTTAATGTCTGTTCTTGGTTTTGTATCATACCTTCTATTTGCCGAGCAAAGTTTTCCTTTCCTTCTGCTCGTGCCTGTACGACATCCAGCCTGCGCTGCTCTATATCTTTCCTTAAGTACTCAGCAAGCTCTTTCGCTTTAGGGTCGGCAGGCGCAACATAATCTTGACTTAATCGGTAATCTATCGATGATTGTTGTGTGTTGTTAAGCTTATATCTCACATCCTGCGCCACCGTATTCTGTATGTTCTGGGTAGCTTGTTCGACGAGGTAGTTTTCTAGCTTACCAGTAGTTTGTTGGCGGGCGGCTATAGAGTTAGTATCGCCCCTTTGGATATCAGATATGTTTTGGCTAACAGCTTGCTTGAGCGCCGGTGAAGCGTTTGGCATTGTGGTTCGGATTGCTTGGTTAGTGTTTACTGATTGAATAGGATGGACTTTGTTATTCTGATTATTGGCAATATTAACTTCTGCCGCTTGGCGGATTGAGCTGTTTTCTGCTGGGCGTCTAAAGAATGATGAGTATCCCGTTTGCTGGTTATTTACAGGGTTTGTCGCTGTGTTTGTCGTAGTTTGAGTTTGCGTCTGCGATTGTTGCTGTGGCTGGATTGGCTGCTGAGATTGCTGCTTATTCTGTCTCTGCACCAAGGCTTCCTGTTCCAATCTGCCTGGTTTAGTAATATCTACATCATTATTGGTTGCCTGCTGGTTTGAAAAAACCTTATTCCTGGTCGCGTTAATTCCCTTGCCAGCAGTAGCCATCATACCACCACCCAGTGCTCCCAGCGCACCAGCAGAGGCGTGTTGTCGCCAATCGGTATTTAACTTGCCATCATCAGCCAAATCGCCAGCGAATGATTGTATCGTCTCCTCGGCACCTTCTTTTATAGCATCCGAGCCAATGTGCTTAGCTGTATCTATAACCTTTTGCTGCCAGGCTTGCTTGGCAATTTGTTTTGCTGACTGTTCAGCAGCTTCTTTACCTCCTTGTTTAAGGACTGATTTAACTAACGTACCGCTACCGCCGAACGGAACACCAAATAAATCAATACCGCCATCAGCAGCAGAGCCGATACGCTGCAAGGCGTTTAGGTCTTCAACTTTTCCTTGGTCATTTACTCTAACACCGCTGATACCTGCTGATATCTTATTTGGAGCTTCCATAACACCCCGTGCCATACCAGATGGTAATTTAGCGCCAAAACGCAGGTAGTCCATAGGGTCGTCCCACTGGAAGCCTTGCTGCTTATCTCCTTTGTCTACCGTGTCCTCATATCTTTGAATAGCATCTGTAGCAGGTTTTATTACATTACTGAAGTTCTTTTGATTCTCTGCACCAAATAATCCATACTTGCCAAGCGGATTAAGATAGTCGAAGAATGTTGGTTGTGTTTTTGAAGTTTGTGGTTGCACCTGCGGTTTTTGTTGTTGCGGTTGGACCAGTTGCGGTTTAGGCTGCTGAACTGGCTGTTGTGGTTGGATTGGCTTATTAACCGCATTCTGAACCTGTATTTGCTTATTCTGATTATTTGCCCAGTCTTGCTGCCCTTGCGAATTAAATACTTTTGGTGCATCATTTACTGTCACCTGTGGTTTCAACTGGTTATTTTGACTATTTAGATTTAATTGCTGTGTTGCTTGATTGGCTTGCTGGAGAGGATTAGAACTGGGGCTAGGATTGGCATTGGACCCATTTAAAAGGCGCTGGCGATTTTCGACGCCATTCATACCATAGCCAGCATTTAATACTCTATTCGTATTATTTAATTGCGGCTGTATATTATTTTGTTGCACTACCTGCGGCTGAACTTGTTGCTCCTTGCGTCGCTTTTCATCATCATTTATCCAGCCTTTACCAGTGAAGAAGTTACCTAATCTCTGAAAAAAGTCCATATCCTAATCCCCTCCTCGTTATTTACAGATATTGGTTTTGACGTTTACGCTCTTCCTCTTGCTGGAGGCGTGTGTTGTAAATATTGAGCGTCGGGTCGCTACCTGGTGCTGCTGGATTAGATACACCAACCGATGTATCGCCTGCTACCTTGTAGCTGTCGAGGTCTTTTGCGTTGTACTGAACCTTATTACCAGTGTAGGTATTCTGCTGACGTCCAAGGTTATCAATTTCACCTGACAGAGCATTTGCACGCCCAAGATCTGCACGTGCGGCATTAGCACCGTTCGCACCCTGTGCGGCAGCCTTTTGGCTCTTCATCTGAGCTAATTGTGTCAATAGATTCTGACGTGTAGTCTGTGACGCCTGGCGGGCTGCGCTATCTTCATTTGCCTTCCAGTCATTTAGTTTCTTATCCTCATCCGCATAGTCATTCTTAAACTGACCCCATGTGGTGTCGATTTGTCGCTGATTCTGAGCGTAGGTCTGACCAGCGCCGGCGCGCTCTTGGTTGGCTTGGTTCTGTACCGCACGTCCTGCTAGCTGCATGTCTGAGCCGACAGCACCCATACTACCAAGCGAACGAAGTAGTCCGCGTAATCCGACAGAAGAGCGGTCATTGATATTATTGATGTTAGTACGTCGTTGTTGCTGGTTCTGGCGGGTCTGGTCGTTGAATTGACCTTCAGCACGGTTCCATGAACTGCGTAATTCATTTTTCTTGGTATTGTACTGGTTGTTAATATTACCCAAACGTACGCCTAATTGGTTATCTATACGCCCTAGCCCATGCTCAAGCTGACCAATACCTTGGTCATATTCTGCTAACTGAGCAGCACTGGCGCGGTTGCCTCCGCCATAGTAGCCACCTCCACCACCTCCGCCATAGTAGCCGAGGGAGAGATTCTGATTAGCAAAGGCTTGACCATTATTCTGGTTATTTTTCCTCCAACTGTTATACGAGTCCTGCCACCACGGGTTGACTGAGCGATTGACCGTCGAAGCATTATAACCATTTGACCGTTGTTCTCGTAAATGCGAACCAATACCTAAAAATCCCCCTTCTCGTCGTCCAGTTAAGAAATTACCATTGATACGCTGATCATCACCGACCACATTCAAAAGTGCCTGAGCTTCGGCGCGTTTAGCAGCTGATGGATGGTTGTTGGCGTGGTATTGAAGATATTGACGGTACGATGCGTCTCCGTTCATAAGAAAAATCTCCTTTCGTGAGATAAGGAGATTTGGGGTTTGTACTATATACTAATTTTTATTTTGAAATACAAAAATGCTGGACTACAACTGCTTTGTTCACGCCAATACCTGTTTTAGTATAAACTGGGTTCTGTATAGCCTTACGGTGAGGTTCTGAATTCATCCAACCATTCACCGTAGCTCGGCTAGATATTAAGTCGCTACCATCCAAAGACCAAGAGAGATTTTCGCTACCACTAGAACATGACTTAACCATCCATTGTTTCATATCCGCAGTGAGATTGCTCCCTATTCCTGGTATCTCGTGCTGTCTATATCCTCGCATTATCATGTCATCAGCCTTGAGTTGTGCACTTTTCCGAACGTTCTCGTCCATGGATAGCGGTGCTACACCTAAACGTTGCCGCTCCTGATTTACTAGTTCCAGTATTTCTTGAGGATCAGCAGGACCGTTATCATACTTATCAAATGCTGGCTTGTATAGTTTCGGATTATTTTCCCTTTCGCGCTTTTGCGCCTCAATAACTCCGGCGTTTGTCCTTGATTCCATGTTAAGAACAGCAGCTCCAAGAGATCCAAAACCAACAAACAGTATGAGTAAAATCGCCAACAGAGCTAGTCTAGCATCTCTGCCGCTTTTAGCTTTAAATAACTTAACCATGGCGATTACAAAAGCGGCTAGCCCAGAACAAAAGCCTAATACTGCAATAGCCACAAGGAATTCAGCTGGTATCTCAGGATTGATATGCAGCTCAGACATATACGCCCTTTGCCCCATGAAATATCCATCCAGTAGAATACAACCAACAGCGATTAAAGTGAACAAGACAGTAAAAGCCCAGGCTTTCTCGGACTTAACTTCAATCTTTTCAGGCTCTTTTTTCATGCCTCCACACTAGCACAACAGGGGTAATTTGTCAATTACCTACCGTGCCATGGTTCACATGCTATGCCATCACCATCTCGGTCAAGCTCTTCCCTATAGCCGGGTTCACCTTCTCGTATTGACTCAGCACCATTAGCACGTGCTTCAGAACAATTGGCGTAATACACGTCATTGTCATTGTCGTTGTCTTCATTTTCGTCTGTATCACCAGGATCATAGTGTCTACTGCTAGGATTAGTGACTCCTGAAGGACTGCTCTTCCTACTTTGATTATGGTCTATTTGCTTACTATTGGAATTGTCATGGTGGGAGCTAAACGCATATATCCCCAGCAAAATTAGTCCTATCACAAATATGACCGTAAGTACCGCAAGTGTATTAATAACACCTTCTTTGACCCGCTCACTCATACAGCCACTCGCTTACTCCGCCGTGGTGTGAGCATGCTCCTCTGCCAGTAGCGCTGGATTGCCATCCGTCGCGGCAGATTGCTCCAACGCGGTAGTGTGATTGCTGTTGTACTGGTTGCGGTGCTGGCTTGGGCGTGCGGACAACAATATGAGTAGTTGGTTGAGTTAATATCTCTACCTTATCCTCGTATCCTGATCTGCTTGGTTTGCAAATCTTTTTGCTTCCGGCGACGCCTTGCTGTTTTACTGTTTCTGTATAGCCATATTGACCCGTGTCGCCTTCATACTGTGTTTCAAACGGTATTTCTTCCGTTCTACAGTCTGAATAAGTTACAGGCTGGACTACTGGTGCCGGCGTTGCATGCTGTTGCTGACCGTTACTCATTGCTCCAGCAATACCGGCTAATGCGGCAATACCAACAGCGGCGCCAATGACGCCTTTAACGATTTGTGGTTTACTTCCCATTGTGAGGCTCCTTTATTACTAAAATACCTTTAGGATACACCACAAACCCCAAATCTCCAAATTGTGAAACTACTATTAAATTGGATAAGAGTTCTCGTCTGTTGTCCGGTCACTCAGGGGGCCTATTCCTTTGCTCCGTACTGACTTGGGCGGTTTCGCATTTCTTTAGCGATCACCTCGGATTACTACTTATACAACGCTGCGACGCACGCTTCCTTCTTTTTTGGATGACAACGCGCTCTCGTTTCTTTAGAGTCACACTTCGTGCTTAATTGTAAGGCTATTATAACATAAGCCAAACAAAAAAACCATTTCGTTCACGTCAACGAAATGGTCTGTATGTTTATGCTGTAGTCGCTATTTGTATCCCATCCGCCGCGAGTAATCATATATTTCATCAGTTATCTTTTCGGCGGCTTCAGTGTCATTTGCTTGATGAGCTCGGATTAACCTACGACGTAATTCAGTGAGTTTTTTGTCTTTTACTTGGCGTAATATCTTGTTGAATGTGTCGTGGGCTAGTCTGCGCTCATGACGGGACTTGAGAGGGTTATTAAACACCTCGTGCAGTCGTTTTAGTTCGCCCTCTCTTGTTCCGTCCATTTGCTTAACTCCAAGCTTCGGTGACTTCAACCTCTGGGTCAATGTCGTCTAGCGGTTCAAACTCTGCGCTGATTACTCTAATAACCTTTTGCATATTATCGTCATTGACGTTGCCATAGAACTTCCGAGCAATTTCCATATGGCTCATGCCATGGTTGTAAGCGTCGACAATATCCTTTTTAGAGACACTACGGCTAACGACCTCGTCGTCTGAGCTAGCTTCCTTAGCGTCAGCGATAATTTTCTCGGCTTCTGCTTTAGCCTGCGCAATGATATCAGCGGCGCTGGCTTCAGCCTCTTTCTTTGCCGCAGCAATCTGAGCCTCTATGTCGTTTGGAGCTTCCGCTTTAGCCGGCTCTGGTTTCGGTGGAGTTTTCTCTGCCATGTTATTTCCTTTCTTTGGCGGGGCGGCTCACACCGCCCCGGTTAATGGTTACTAGTCCTTAGCACCCGTCTTAACGTTGATGATCCACTTTGGATCAAGCACTGCTGATGCAAACGCTTCAGCCTTCCAACCAACCGTCATGAATTGGTTAAGTGGGTTAGAGGTATCGCCCTTATCGCTGATCTTGATGATAATCTTCTTCAAGCCGCTACCTGCCAAGTCCACTACGCCGAATGCCTCTTGACCGTGGATGAAGTTTGAGTAAACAGTCTTAGTGCTGCTCTCCTCCATCTGATTGCTTGATGCCTCGATAAAGCGAACTTTATGCAAGCGCCCCAACTCGCCCTTGTACAGTTCTGGACGGCCAGTATACTTCTGCGCATCAACCCATGCAGTATCGCTGGTGATGTTGTAGGCAGTATCTGGACCGACCTTACCCAAGAAATAGCCGTCAGGGTAGACCATCGCGTTGTTTTTCTTCAACGTGCGGACTGCTTTGCGAACTTCCGTAACGGTTAAAATGTCGTCGTCGGTAATGCCTGTTAACGCACTTTTACCATTAGCAAACTGAACGGTTGCGCCTTGGTGCAGTACATTGCGAACCAATGCATCGATTGTCTCGCCTGCGTTTTGCCCCATCATCTCAATCGTTTCTTTCATCTCACGATCAATTGATGTGTTATACAGCATACTCGAGACCTTTGTCCATTTACCGTAACCCTTTAGGGTAGCAGTAACCTTGTTACTCTTGATCTCGTCGTCCTGCGGGTTTTCACCTTCCACGAGCGGTGTAGTCGCTGGGGCGAATGGTGAACGTTTGGTGAAGGTAACGGTTGTACCGCTGTTCTTCTCCAGGGTTTTCTTTTTTGCACCTTCAGCATGAATTGTGCGCGCTTCACTACGCTCCAAGAATGTTTTTTCCAGGTACTGGATCATCTCGGCTGAAAGTGTTGCGGTCGTGTTTGTTGCCATCTTTATAGCCTTTCTTAAACGTCATGTCCCTTTCGGCGAAGATAAGCTTCCATCTCTTTAGTGGACATCTTCTCAAACGGTTTCTCGACTCGGGCACCGCTACCGCGGAAATCACCTGCATCGTTTATCACCGTTCGTTTAGCACCCTTGCCTCTCGCCTTATGGAATGACTGATATAGTTGATATATACTCTCTCGCGAACCAACAATATTGCCAGCGTTATCATAAATGAGCATTCCTTGTAGGAATTCATTCACATCAGCATCAAGCTCTGGATCATATTCATCAGATTCTGGGTCGAACTCTGGAAAATCCTTGAGTGCCCGTTCAGCATCTGACGACATGCCGCTAATTGATGCACTGACTTGGGCTTCGTAAGCCGCTTGTTCTTGAGCTTCCTGCATACCCGCTATCTGCTGCTGTAGCTGCAGGTTTTGCAACACCGCCTTAGCTTCAAATTCAGTGAAGAAATCTCCAGTTTCTGGATTCTCCGTCTGCATAATCTGTTCTAGCGTTGGTAGTGGCTGGTTTTGCATTTCAGGTGGTGTTTCCTGATACTGCTGTGCCTGCTCTTGCTCCAACTGTTGACGGGTAGCTCTCGCTTGGTTTCGCTTGGCAACCAATTCACGGATAGCTCGATTATCTTCGTCTAACTCGCGTTCTAGTTGCTCTTGGCGGACTTCCTTGCCCCGTTTTGGCTTCGGGTCGTCGTCTGACTTATCCTCAGACTCTTCCTCTTTGGACTTATCGACTTTGACACGTACCACCTCACCGCTATCTGAGATAACCGCTTTAGTGTTTGACTCGCTCGAAGCCTCAGAGTTTTTCGTTTCAGCTGCCGTCGACTCAGCTTGGGTAGACTCCTGTTCTACCTCGGTATTTACGACTTCTTGGCTTTCCGCTTCTGCTTGCGGCATAGCACCCTCCTTCTCATTACATTATTTTGACGTCGATTACAGGTGACGAACCTGGGCTGCGTGAGATGCGCTCCTCTGGTCAGCTATTAGCGAGGATTAGCCAACCAAAGCAACACACCTCCCTAAATGGGATCGATGATACTTTCCAATACACTCCTTTCCTCTCGTAAAATCCGCACAACTTCCTTATGGGCTAGTATGTAAATCGATAACTGCTCTTTGTCGGTAACAGCTTCATTCGGGATAGCATCAAGTGATTTGTAATAATCGATCCGCTCGTTCCATCGGTCTATAATTTGCTGCAACTTATTCAGCTCCTTAGCTACAACAGCATTTTCCTCTTTCTTGGCTTTTTCGCGCTGCTCATCCATGTCAGCATTTGGCACAAAGTACTCGGTACTACGTGGGTATAGATTGTCTTCCATTATTCATCCTCCTCTTTCTGGATAACGCCCATAATGGAGGCGATTATCTCTTCCTCGGTAAAACCTTTTTCAACCATGCTTGGCACCTCCGCGATTAAGTCTTCAGGGGTACCTATCTGACGCAATTCATCTACAATGCTTGGCTCTACATCTTCTTGTGGCTCTACGGGGTTTTCAGCAACCTGCACCCCATCTTCTACGGGCTGTTCGGCCGTTTCTTCTGCGGCTGTTTCATCAGTAGCAGGAATTGCGGTTTGAGTTTGTGCCTCCTGCATTTCTTCTTCAGTAACTTTTAGCTCGTCTAGTCCATCAATGCCAGAGTTAGTAACAATAGCGTTCCATGCCGCCAACTTCTTTTTGATTGGTACGACCTGATTGAGTGATTGGCTTGAGTCTAATGTCTGAATGAGTGTTTTCAGTGCATCAAGCTGTGCCGCTTCACTGTTGACTTTGGTGGTTGAGGCGTCAATCTTAAACTTCAATACACCTTGTGCTTTAGAGAAATCAATAGTTGCTACGTTATTTTTATCTAGCTCAATACCGTCCAGCTTATGACCATCGCGCTCCAATGTTCGTAACTTCTCAGCCGTTTCATCATCAAGCTGCATTTTCTCCACTCCGCTACGCTCAGCAAAGTAGAGGTTAATAGCTGTCTCGCTCCATTCTTCAAAGAATGCTTCAAAACCTTTGCGGAGGGCGTTATCATCAATGGATAATTGTGCTTGTTGAGTCTTGAGTGCTTGTGGGGTTTTACCGAATCCTGGATTGCCGACCTCAGCACTGATTGAGGTGTCTGGGCTATTGACCAGGTTGAGCATTTGCGACTTCTGTAAACCGTACAGGTTCGGGTATTCGCGTAAGGCCGTCGTGTCAATATTCATAACTTCAATACGTGCATTTGGGTCTGGTATCTTATTCAGGGCGTTAGGCCCAAAGTTCAATCGCCTCTCGTTCACATTACCGTAAACATTAGTAGTAGGTTGCAAGGCGATAGCACGGTTGTACTGGTAGGCTTGCATATCGCCATCGATGAGGTTTTGCAGAGGACCGATAAGCTCCAGTACGCTACGACCAAGAGGGTTTGCACCATCGGCGTCATAGAAATACCAAGATATAGGTATCTTACCGCGCGGGTCTTTATTTTGCTTGCGTCGCACAATCTTTTCAGTAGTAGGATTGAAGGTGTAGAACGTTGCACCAATACCAACCTGAAAACCGGTTACAATTTCAATACCTGATGGGTCAAGCGAACGCTCCTGCTCAGCTTCATTCTGTGCTTTATCATCTTTGCTGATAATAGCTTTCTTGATTTCATCCAAAGCTTCCAGATCCCATGACGGCTCATATTCTGCATTCTCTTCCTTAGCTTTGCGGCGGCGTTCTTTTTCAGCATCAATAAGCTGCTCGACGTCAGCCTCTTGCCACCATGAACGCATGAATACATAGCTGCAATCACTAGCAGATTTCTTACCTGGTTGAATAAAAATATCTCGCCAGGATACGATCAGGTAGTCTGGCAGGAGCTCGTCGTCGTTATATAGCATTGGCGTATACACACCCTGCGCGCCAAATGTCTCACCGCCCTCTACTGTCATCCAGCTTTTGTGAATCAAGTTATATTCAGTATTGGCGTTAGGCAGAATTTTCTCTAGGTAGACAAGCTCGGCGATAATCGGCCATGGACTGTTTTCATCGACAGTACTAACTACACCAGTTGGCAACTGCTGAATCGTACGTCGCGGCGATTTGATGATAATTGAAGATGCTGTGCCGTCGGTAGTCTTTGGAAATGCCTTCGGGATTTTTGGGTGTGGCTTATTTCGGGCAATGCGAGAAAACTCCGGAAACGGCTTGGTTAGCAGTTCGGTCTGCTCTTTAGCAGTACCGTATAGGTCAAAGATATTTTTCTCTGTTAGAAAAGAAAAAGCCACTGATTACTCCAAAGATTACTGTTATTCGCAGTAAACTCTGGTTGTTTTCAGTGGTTTACGCTCGTATTATATCACAATTATGTTTATTGGGAAACGTCCCTTGCTATGTTCTGATTCTCGTATATTCAAAGACAACATCGAATGAGCCTTTGTATAACATTTTTGCTCGGCCGTCATAGCGGATTGACGGATTAACTAGTCCCTCGTCTTTCTCAATCCGTATCGCTAATTCATCGACCTTGTCCCGCGCCTCCGCCATAGACCCAACACGAAAACGTTCTTCGTAATGCAATTTTGTGCCGATGACACTACTGTTCTGATAGTTTTTCTCAACTTCAACCGTCGTGTTCTCGTTAAGCTGCTTTTTCTCTTTGACTTTGCCAAACTCTGGTACAAATTTTTTCATAATTCCCTCCTTAATTCCATGTTGCCATTACGTCTCTATCCGCAAGCGATTGATTATACGCTTCACCACTGCCGACGTCGTCCTCTGGGCGTTGAGCCAGCTGTACTTGATATGCTAATGAATCGCTTGCATCATCGTTGGTGGCTTTTGGAAACATACTAAGCTCGTCTTCTAGGTCTTTACAGAAATTTGTATCACCGTGTTTAATATGGTAAATGCCGCCACGTTCGTATCGTGGAACTAGAGCTTCAATTCTCAGCGCCTTGTTGTGTCCGCCGTGCTTCAGTAGCTCAACATCTATGTAGACGCCACGACGTAACATCCCCTCTTCCCAGACAGACTTCAGGGCTTGAGTGAACTGGTTGTCCTCGATGCCAATCTTGTGTAGGTTGTACCGCTTCCAGTTCGTAAACATAAGATCAATCAGGTCTGTTGCTGATAGTTTTGTCCGATAACATATCACGTTCCATTTGCCTTCACGATCGATAAAGTTGAGGGTGATACCAATATAGTCAGTACCCTGCTTCACGTCATCCGCACCTCGCGGGTCAATGGTCATGACGTTGTAGGTATCAAGTTGCAACACCTTACTGAATTCGCGGTATTTGTACCACGCCTGCTTGAACTTGCGGTTCTCTTCGTCAATTGGGTTTTGCTGATAAAGTGCCGAGAACTCGTAACTGCCCATCTCAGCACGCTTTTTTAACAGTTTCTCAAGCGAAAACTTTGCTGGCCATAGTGCCTCACCTGCTTTGCGATGTTCGTCGTCTTCAGTGGCGATAGCCTTGTATTCAATGATTTTCCAGTCGTCGTATGGTTCGCCGCGCAGTCTCGCTTCACGTGAGGCTTGTATCACGCGCCCCGCTAAATCGTCATCATGCCAACGCGTAAGAATAAATACGACCATCGAATTACCTTCTTCTCGTGTAGAGAATGTTGATTTATACCAGCCGTCACGAGCTTCACGGATTACAGGACTGTCTGCTTCCTCACGGTTTTTGAATGGATCGTCGATGATACCAATCTTAAAACCTCGTCCGGTCAATGCGCCACCAACACCGACTGCGGTGTAGCCGCCACCCTCTTTAGTAATCCAGTGCCCTTTGGCGCGGGCATCTGCACGTAGTCGTGTTGAGAACATAGCACTGTACGTATCTGACTGCATGATATCTCTGGTTTTTTGACCAAAGTCGGTAGCTAGCTCAGCAGAATATGACGATACAACTATTGGTATGCTTGGGCTTTTGCCTAATACCCATGACGGGAATTTCTGGGTGGCGGTGTCGCTCTTGCCGTGTCGTGGAGGCATAAATATCATCAGGCGAACATCTTCACCTGCCATTAGCCGCCGATAGCCACGCTCCAATTCCTTTGCAATCTCAGCATGAAACCATTCCAGCTGATATTTCGGATCAATAGCAATACAATACTCAGCAAATGAGCCATATTCAGCAATCTCTCTAAGAATCCCGATTGTCTGCTCTTGCTCTGAGAAGCTGTTCGGCTTGGCTCGCACTGAGAGAAACTCCTATGTCGTTACCGTTTGTTGTCATGTCCAGCTTATCCCCGTAAACTTTTGGATTCTGCTTAGCCATCAGCCATTTGCGTGTATCAATTCTTAAGCGAGAACGCTGCACATGTTCGCCGTTGAGAGTGTATCCAAGAAGATTACCAGAATCATCAAGCTTTTCCATGTAATCATTTCTGGCGTCGTCAGCAATCTCCAGGATTTCTTCAGCATGCATATACGACCGCTCCTCACACGCGCGCGCGTATTGCTCACTAAACTTATCATTTTCTCGCAGCCAGCGAAAAAATGTCTGCATTGAGATCATATCCTCTTTTGAACAAATAGAACGGACCGATTGTCCTTGGGCAATCATCTGACAGATTTTATCTGCAAGTTTATTTGTATACTTCGAAGGACGTCCAACCCTCTTTGGTGGACGTTTAGGTGGTGTTTTATGAGTGGATTGGTCTTTAGTTTTAGTGGTTTTTGCCACTTAATATTCCTCGCGGTGGAATATTTAAACTAGAGGACCTTTACTGCTTTCGATTATATAATATTGTTGGCAATTTAGTAAATAATCTTTCAAAAATCCCTAAGAATATTTACAAAAGGTATTGACGTTTGGCACTACTTTTGCTATACTAAAGACAGTCAAGAAGGAAGCGGCGCAAACAAATCACAAGGCGCGACAGCACAACACTCTGACTAGCGACTAAGCTAACTTTCTCGAAAGGAGAAACACAATGGCAAAAATAATAGGTGAATACACGAAAACGGTTCACATCGTTGTTTATACATATTCTGGCACAGAAGTAAGAGAAGCGGTGATCATTGATAAACACACTATCGCAGTTATGGGCGACAGACCAGTAAAACATCTTGTGACGGCAACCTTACAGAACCTGAAAGACTTAGGTGTACTAGAAGGACCGTGCCACTGGATTAACCTTAAGAGAAAACAGTAGTAAATATTGCCTCGCCGGCGGCATTGTAGCCGGCAGGAAGGTCAAATGAAAAAAACTAAGCATATCTACGTCAAAATATCAGAGAGTGATCACCAGCAAATCGTCAAGCGAGCGGCAGAGCTTAATTTGACCATCAGTGAGTATATCCGACGGTTGGTTTTGGTGGATATTGCGAAAGCTGAGAAATAGTGCTAAACTGTGAGTGCTAGTTTAGTCGCTAGTAAAAGACCGCTGATTTAGTTTAGCGGTCTTTATTGATTGTTTATCGACTATTCTTCAAAACAACTTGACAAATCATCTTAATTGATATAATCTCTGAATACTAGAGCCTTAGTTGAGAATCCCGTTGCCAGTTATCTGGTGCGGGATTTTTACGTCCCACTGTATAAAATAGTACTTTTGCGAGGGTAATTAGTGGATGGTAATAAGGATTCTGAAAAACGTGTCAAGACCTTGCGTAAGCGACTTGGCGCGGCATCAGATTTAATAAAGGACGATGTGTACTTGCCCCTTTTTAGAAATCGGCAGATACGCTATCCGAAAGAATTTGAAGAAAGTATAGCTCAAGCCCAGCGCAAGAAACACCCAGACCGCTGGTTTGCTAAGGTGTGGTCATGCGCTAATACGTTTGATTCTCTTAAAATGTTAGCTAAATATGTGGCACGCAAAGTGGCAGAATGCGCCAAGAAAGTACACGACGAAAAGCTAAAGAAACAGATGAAGCGAATCAATCCAAATGGATTATTAAAGCTGGCTGAAATTAAAAAACAGCGTAAATCAGTAGCTGGTAATTTACTGCTGTAGTTTTTTCTGATCATCTTTCTGGACACGGCGACGACCGTGTATTTCTTGCTGTCTGAACTCTGTTTTTATATAACAAAATGCTTATATTTTCAAATAATAAGACTTTGTCACACTGAATCCTCGCCGATTCTTGTATTATTTTTTAAGAAAGGTGGGTATTAAGCATGATTTTTATATTTTTTAGCCAATAAACAGCTCTATAAAGAACTATTTTAGTAAATCTTTCATTATAACGATCTTTATAAAGAGACCAGTGGAGTTTTTTATGATGAATAATATTTCAGATTGCTTTAGTGACTTTTTGCGAGACGAAGTCATACTATGCGACAGGAGTAGCAAAACCATAGAGCGTTACCAATGCTTTTGCAGACTACTAATCAATTTCTTAGGAAACAAACCTATCAATTCCGTATCTCTAGAAGATACAAGAAAATGGCGTGAGATGCTCTACTCATACCAGAAGCCAGATACTGTCAGAGGCTATATAGTTTGCCTCAAGTGTTTCTTCAAATATTGCCAGCGCAAGGGTCGCCAGCTATTATTTGACACCGAAGACATTAAGATACCTAAGCGTGAAAAACGCACCCTAGATATTCCAACCGAAGATGAAGTTGAAGAGTTTATTTCCATCTTAGCCATGAAGCGGCGCGGCTACTGTAATGCTAATAGGCTGCGTAATGTTGCCATTGGCAGACTGATCTTCTCATCAGGTATACGCGTTAGCGAAGTCTGTGCGTTAAATAAGAATTCAATCAAGAATAGGCAATTCACTGTCATTGGTAAGAGTCGTGATCCAAGAATATGCTTTATTGATTCACAGACTGAAGAGGCTATTTCAAACTACTTAAACATCCGTACAGATAGTAACCTGGCGCTATTTATTTCACATCAGACAGAACGAAGAATGACACCAGGTAACGTCCGTAATGCGTTTGAGGCAGCTTGCGCTCGCTCTGATGGACAATTCGTTGGCATTAGACCGCACGCCCTGCGTCATAGCTTTGCTACCAAAATGTTGAATAGGCATGTAGATTTACGCTACATTGGCGACCTTATGGGACATGCTGATCTAAACACGACCAAGGTGTATACGCACTATACCAACCCGCAATTACGAGCCATTTACGACCGCGCCCACGGCGAAATATAAGAGGTGAATTTATAAAGTAGTCACTGCTTATTGACATAAGCAGGTTTATTTGCTATACTAACCACATAGTCGGAAGACATGAACATTGCATCACACAGATTAAAGCTTATAGAAAGCAAAATCTACTGTCAAAAGCATGTTTACTACATGCGGGTATAGCTCAGTTATCAGTTATTAGAGCGCTTCCTTGCCATGGAAGAGGCCAGGAGTTAGAGTCTCCTAACCCGCA